TAACAGAAATGCAACATTCGTAATGGAACTGTAACAAAAGACACACAACTGCGCGTGTATTTTGCTAAACGGCGCGCTAGACTTACTAGTACTCAGTATCAACCACCCCGCTTAGGCGGGTGGTTGGCACTCAGTACAGGAACATGACACGAACTGGGAGGTTCTGTATGCGAACACAAGAAATTAACCAAAGCATGGAGTCTGTCTACGATAGACCTTATGTGACGGCGGCATCTGTATCCAAAATGGAAGATCGTGATTGGTTTTTCTTTCAGGTAACTGTAGACCCAGGTTCTACGGATGGTGATGGTGGCACGTCAATGTCTACGATTATGTCGAAGAAATTTGACACGTACGACGACGCTGTTATCGCCATGAACGAACAGGTGCGTAACCTCATTTAACAATAGTTGGGGTGGGGCATCATTCGATGTCCCACCCCTTTTCTATTCTGACACTATGAAGTATCCACTACACCGAGACAGCGAAGGACGATGGGTCCACGACTGGACACGACAATCGTCCATCAAGACAGCAGACATGTGCCTAGAAAGATTTCGCAACACCATCTTTGGACTTGTAAGCGAAGAAATAAAAGACGCTGCAACATTAGGCACGGCATGTCACGCAGTAGCAGAGGACGCACTCAACACCCGCAAAGCAGGCGGAGAGATGACAAAGCAAGACCACATCGACTCATTTGAAATGTACTGGGACGAAGCGCTACCCACCATCGAAGTATGGAACAGCTACTCACCAGAAAGCGCCTACGTAGAAGGACTACGCAAAGTCGAATCGTGGCGCACCGAAGTTCTCCCCCAACTAGCACCAGTCGAAGTCGAAGAATACTTTGATTTAACATTTCACGAAGATGACAATAGGGTTGTCAAGTTCTCTGGCACCATCGACTTGGTTGAAGAGGACAGGCTATGGGACTGGAAGTTCCCAAGCCGTGACTACAGCAAAGACAGATGGCAGTACGAACGGTGGGATGTTCAGTCAATGGCCTACTGCTGAGCAAAAGGTATTTCAAATTTCTCTTATGCGATCATGCACCCGAAGGGTGTAGGTCGCATGGATATAGTTCGTGACGAAGGCCACACAGAATGGCTACGTCAAAAGGTCTTAGGGCTATGCCACATCGTTGAATCCGAGATGACTAAATATCCTCTCGGTGATGACGGTTGGTGGTGCTCTGAGAAATGGTGTCCAGCGTGGACACGGTGCAAAGGCGCAATAATAGGAGGCGCAAGTAATGGCATTTAAGCCAATGGAACCGCACGAACGTGCGAGTATAGAAGCACAGGTGATACTCAAAGGTGCTGTCGAACTGACAGCAGCACAGGTATCAGCTAATGCGACAGACCCCAACGAGGATATTCTCACAACACTGACCGACAATGCGGCAGCGTTAGCGAACATTCTTGGGGACACGAAAACACAACTAGGAGCAGCACCAGTGGTAGCACCAGTGGTAGCTACTGAAACGGCGGCAGTAGCCAAAGTTGAAGCAGCATTTCAAGGCGCAACATCAGCACCAAGAAAAGCAGGTGGTTCGCTGTACCTAGAAGACGAAGAGTACAACGACATACATAAAATATTCCTAAATGAAAAGAATGCAGGGATCGTGTATGCGTCGAAAGACTCAGCGTTCATGGACAACCAAGCAGTACGTAAACTGTTTCAAAACGGGATGCGCCAATTTCCTCAAGATTATTGGGCTGACTCAATGCGAGGTAAAGACATTCCGACAACAAAAGCAGGCAAGTGCGGACTTGGAGATTTCAAACTAAAGAAGGGACTGTCAATCGGTGAAGATGGACAGTCATACGTAGGGCAAGGTGACGGTAATCATCCACTAGCAGGTAAGAGTGGTTACTTCGCAGCGCTACAGAAGAACACTTCTTGGTCATGGCCTGAACGTCCTGAACCAGTTGACCCTAACGGTTGGCTTGCAGGAATAAGTGCCTAAAGAAATCAGCATGGAGGAGGCGAGGCAACTCGTCACGGGGGTGGAAACTGCGTCCACCCCCGAACCTCCTGCCGCTGAACCAGAAAAGATCGAAGGGGTAAGCCCCGAAGATCTACGCAGACTCTTCACCCCTAAAGGGGAACAAGTACGACGGATGCGGCACGACCTACGTGCTGGCAACGAATGGAGCTTCGGAGTACGAGCCTTTGACGAGGCCACACTCGGAGGAGCAAGACCAGGACAACTTGTCACATTAATAGGTAGGTCGCATACAGGTAAAACATTGCTTGCCATGAACATGGTGGCAAAGAACCGTAAACATCGCACCCTCTGGGTAAGCCCCGACGAAACAGAAACAATGTTTTGGGGTCGCTACTCATCTATTCGGTTGGAATACGACCAGCGTGAATGGATTAACCGTCTTATCCGTGAGGATGCGACGGCGTGGGAACGAGTAGAACAAATCATGCAAGATGAAACTAACTTGCATTTTGAATCTACTGGCATGAGTGTCGATGACCTAGACAAAGCGTTACGGATTGCATCCACCACTCTGTGGGGAGGCAAACGACCAGAAGTTTTAGTTTACGATTTCCTAGAACTGATACGAGGCGGCGAAGCTGGCGACGCAGCCAGCGTGCAAGCCAAGATCGAATCGTTCAAACAACTCGTATCTGACTGGCGTCTGGTGGGAATCATTATCCACCAGTCAGGCAGAGGTACAGGTAACCGTGGCAAAGCTGGCGGCATTGAAGCAGGCAGGTACGCATCCACAAGTGAAAGCCATTTCCTAATTGAAACATGGCGTAGGTGGGACGACACCAACCTAGATGAGGAAACTCGTGCTCATTACGAGGACGAAGTTTCTGCTGGCCTGTGGAAAAACAAGGCTGGAGATGGGGAAAAAGCTGAGGTAAACCTCACCATAGGCACAAGTGGACGTATTCTGGAGCCAGGAGTTACATGGGAACAAGGCACGTTCGATGGATAGCGCAGCAGCAAAGGTATTTGGGGATGTCTTTCAAGGGTTCCCCTATGCCTACGGCACCGACTCTGGTGGTTGCCGCTGGGCACCAGTCTCAACAGAATTACTAGAGAGGCACCTAGACGGCTCTGAGATGATCGGAATTTATCCGATGGTCTACGACCCCTTCAAAACACAAGTAGGTCCCGCAGGGTTCATAGAGTCAAGCACAGACAATCGACCCGTTTACTCTGACATGGATCGTAGTCTTTGGATGTGTACGTGGGGAGCCATCGACATAGACGAAGGCGACACAGACTCAGAAATCATCGCTAAAAACGCAATCAAATTATTCTCTGCTCTAGGAATCACAGCATGGCTGGAACGATCCCGAAGCAAGGGATACCACGTATGGGTATTCACAGAAGAATGGACACCTGTCACACTGATGCGCAAAGCATTACAAGCAGTAATGCAACTAGCAGGCGGAGACTACGACGCTGTATACCCTAAATCAGATTCGCTAGACGGACCGCCAGGAAACTACATACGACTTCCCTATGGAGGCGAACGTCCATACGGTCGCCAAGTCATGGTTAATCCAGACTCAGGAGAAACCTACGACATTTGGGATTTCATAATAGAAGCCGAAGCAGAACGCACTCCACTAGAAGATCTAGAAAGAGCAGCAGAGCTATACCAAGACCCCGAACCAGACATTCCACCCCCAAGGGACTACAGCAAAGAACCACTCATGCGAATAGATGGTTCACGCCTACGAGGGTTAGCATTAATGATGTACCGTAACGGGCCAGTGGACTATTACATGCAACACGGAGCAGGACGAGGACGACACGGATTCTTAAACCGTTTCGCCCGAGCCATGTTTGAATCAGGATTTGATCGAAGTGATGTGATGTCATGGACCAACGACCTAGATTCACAACTAGGTAAATGGTATTCCGAAGGCCCGAAATTTATGGGCCGTCGCGACGGCGACCGACAAATGGAACGGCTGGTAGATGATGCCCAAAGAAGAGCAACCAGACACGTATGAAATAGTCATAGAAGGACGGCCCCGAACAAAGGGCCGTCCACGAATGACACGCAACGGACGTGCTTACACACCCAAAGAAACAGTCGAAGCAGAAAACCGTATCGTAGAAGCTGTAGGCGACGACTTCCCTGTGTTCGATGGGCCAATCAAACTGCGATTGTTCTTCAACAATGAAGAAACAATCGCACAAATAACAGCACTTCCTGATTGGGAAAAACCCAAACTCAGAGGCGACCTAGATAACTACGTGAAACTAGCTGCCGACGGACTGCAAAAAGCAGGCGTCATCTTAAATGACAGAGATGTAGTTTGGATAGAAGCAGAAAAGATATGAAATTCCAAGACCTAGACTTCTCTGAACGCCTAAATAAAATGGGTGATCTAGCAGAAGGAAAGTTTGAACAGGCAGCACCGTGGCCTTACGCACGGTACGGCCTCAACAGACCACCATTCAGACTAGATAAAGTACCTACACAAATCTGTTACACCCCTGACTACCTCACTGAGAAGTATTTAGTCGAAGTACAAGGTTTCGGACGTAGCCAAGAAGTCCACATGAAACTAGACAAACTCAATTCATTGGCTTGGTGGCATGAACAAATGGAAGTCTTACTGTTTCTGTATGACTCTTTCTTTGAACGTCACACGTTTCTCAGATTTCATACAGTCAGAGACTTATGCCTTCAATCTAAAATAAAAGTTTTTCCTGAAGGTAAGGAATACTACGCCATACCAGCAGACGTAGCATGGGTGTATGGTCAAGAAGGAATTTCCCTTTGATCCTCTTGATCTTTCATGGAAAGCGCAAGGGAATCCAGAACAAAAACAAACTGAAATAGAAATTCTTCAAGAAGCAGAACCTCACGCAGCCCTAGAAGAATCACAAGAAGAACGCATACAGCTACAAGAAGCTGTGCTGGACGCTTTCGACGAACTAGACGAAGACGAAATCTGGTTACTAAACGCTCTGTTATTTGAACGTCTTAGCTTAAGACAAGTAGAACGATTAACTCAGCTACCTAAAACAACAGTGGCACGTAAACGTGACTACATCTTAAGAAAACTTAAACGAGCGTTAAATAAAAGACAGATCGTTAGAGACTACTTAAATTTTTTATTCATCTATTTCATAATCTGAATCATCCATTGCGTCAGCAGACGCAAGGATCAGACCACTGATAATTGCAAACACATGACTATGCAAAGGGCTGTTCTCAAAGTCGTTCATCAACGACTCAGCAGAGAACGCCATTGCATGTTCAAACGGCAATACAATCATTACGGCCAGCGAATCATCATGCCACTTGGCATGATTTCCGTCAGAAACATCTAATACATTAGAAGTGTTTTTTATGTCAGTGTAAATTTCTGAGGCAAGATAGCCGTACTCTTCGCTCCACTCATCCCACTCGGCTTGCTCTTCCTCAGCCGACACGTCAGCCGACCAACGAACCTGAACGAGAATCCCCGACACGAGTAGCTGCAATAGCTTTCGCTACGCACACTACAAAAGCTGCACCAGCTATCTTCAACGAATCAAACCAATCAGGTCCAGGGACAGCCATAGCAGCAGCGAACGCTTGGCAAAACGTAGCCAACCCACGTTCAGAACAATCTTTCAAAAAATCTAGATTAAACAAAATATCTCCTTAGACAGACCAAAGGTACCGCCACGTTACAGGCCCGCAAACACCGTCCCGACGAATCGGGAAATTGGCCTGAAATTCTTTTACAGCTTTTTGAGTGGCACGACCGAAAATGCCGTCTACTACAAGCTGTGCGTTAATGCGTTCATTCAAACGTGCCTGCAAAGTAGACACATTCTTACCTCTAGACCCACGATGCAAAGGTTTACGACGAAAATCTACCCCTAAAGATTCCATCTCTTCCATACGAACATCCCAATCAAGAGCAGTAGGCGTTCCCGTCATCGGCATCCCAGAATGAATCCAGTCAGCTAGACCGTCACCAGGGCAATATGTGGTGCCGAAATCTCTATGACATTTGACCCACAAATGGTCGCCATACTCTTTCCGCATTGCCTCTACGACGGTAAGGATCGCCTCCTTCCCTTTCTCAGTTAGATCGTCACCCGAACCAATATAGGAAATAGAAGTGGTGTTAGAGTTATGCCCTTTCGTAGCTGCACCCTGCTTCCAACCACGACCCTCAAAGATCTCGCCAGTCTCACCAGAAACCAACCAGTTGTAAGCGATAGACCGCCAACCCCGAGTCTTAACGTGATACTTGTCATGCTGACGGATACGATCCCAAGGAGCGGAACCAGAACCAGTCGTATGATGAACAACAACACCTATGGGAGCACGGCGAAATTCGCTTAACCTCTTACCAGAGTCAATGGCCCCCCATTCGTCACGGGAAATGAACTGCATACCCATAGGTTAGTTCGTCCCTAAAGGTTAGGACCCTGTAGTTCGCGAAGTTCTCGTTCTTGTTCACGTTTATCAAACTCACGAGAAATACGAGAACGTTGCTGTTCCCATTTGGTGTTAGTTCTTAAACCAGCACCAGCCATAAAAGAAATCCAGTTACTCAATAACCGTTCCCGATAACGTTCTTCGTCAGGGAACAACCGTCGAATATCCATAAACGTAGGCAACAACTGAGCAAACGAATGAAGCTCATAGTCTTTCATAACCCACTTATCGTCACGCTCACGTTTCTGAGCTATCCCAGCTAACTTCAAAGCAGGCATCATCCCAGGAACCATCGTGTAAGCACGAGGAACCTCATCGTAGCGGCCATCAAAGTTGTAGCCCTTCCACAAATTACGTTTAGTCTGCCACTCATATGGAGCTTTCACCAAAGGCGTCATCTGAGAACCAAACGTACTAATCGCTTTAGCCGCACGTTCTCCCGCAGTTAGCTCACCCGTAAACAAAGGATCAATCATTTCCAAAGGAGACTTAAACGGCAAATCAGGAAGAATAAACATACTTTCCCCGTCATAAGTAAACGGAGTTTGAATAGCGCCCCCACGAATCATCCAATCAGGAACCTCTTCAGGACGCTCTAATCCTTCTTCCATTTCTTTCTTAAAGGAGTTATACCTATTAAAGATCTGTGGCCGACGCAACATCATTTCCATCATTAACGGAAGATTCTTACGAGTCCACGTATAGAACGGCACAAGCTTTTTAACTACGTTGCGTTCAAAGTCCGACAAATCTGAATAATCAAAATGAAATTTCATTATGTTGTCGAACGCATCTTCAGCAGTTCCACCTTTAAGCATGGTGTCAAACCCAAGAGAACCACGAACAAACGTTTCAGTTGCCATACCAAAATCACGAGACAACTGCAAAGGCAAGTTCTGAGCACTCAAAGGATTAATAGAACCTAAAGAAATACGACGACCGCCTACACGCACCTCTTGTTCCGTAAACTCAGAAGCAACCTGCGCACCAGCAGATCCCAAAGAACCAGTTCGATCCATTTCACGAACAATTTGCACATGAGAAGAATCAACATTCTCAGGTCTAATACCACGAGCACGCATAGCTTTACGCATTTTTGCCGCACGATCAGGTAATCCAAGACGAACAGCTTCTTCTTCTTGGAACTTCCAATACGCACGCATGAACTTGCGGTATGAACTTGCGTTCATTCCCGCAAGATGGTTCATAAACGAAGCAGAGAAAAAGTTCCTGCCATGAAACCCAGGTTTTGCGATCATGTATGCGCGCAACAAATTATGCACTCTGTCGTATTGTCGCATGAAACCTTTGAAACCGCCACGGGCAACCCACGTTTCCGAGGCAGTCATAGCTTCAACAATGTTTGCTGGTCCTTGTAATTCGTTACCTATTGGTTTCCAGCTAGCAACAAATACATCATCCAACCTATTAGTAATATCGTCCATCTTTGCAATGTCCCGATAAGACCAAGGCGCAGCCGACGCAGCACGCTCATCTAAAATATTTTGAAAATCATTAGCCCCAGCAGCATACTCATCCCACGCAAACGACAAACGAGCATTATCAGCCTCCATCAACACTTTCAATGTTTGCGCTAAATCTTGCTGCAACTCCGTAGAAAAACCATTGCTCTCAATATTCCTAAGAATATTTTGAGCTAACGCCACATTCTCTTCAGCGTTCTCCAAAGACTCTTTCAAACCAATAGCAGCATTCAACTTATCTTTACCAATGCCAGCCTGCTCTAAAGCCTCCACCTGCGCAGGACTACGCCTAAACCTAGCCCCCGCACCATAACCCGCACCAGACGCAGCTTGCAAAGCCTCAAGCTGCGACATCCGTTCCGTATCCAACAACGTGTCCTGCCACGTAGCAAACGTAGAACTTAACTCTTCCTGCAACAAAGCAGAATCCATTATTAATTTGCTGCGCTGCTCATACAAAGCTTCCAACAAATCTTCTTGTTTCGGAAACTGTTCCTTCAACGGAGACAAACTGCTTAACGCTTCACGTTCAAAGAAATCAATAACAGCTTCAGGTTCTAAAACTAAAGCCTTTTGTTGTTTCGCTGCTTTTACAGCAGAAGCTTCCTTAGGAGAAAGAGTTTCAGGTGCTTGTTTAGATAACCGTTCAAGTTCTTCTTTAGTTAAAGACCCAGGATCAAGAAGTTTTCCTATGTTCTGAGAAGTCATAGCTACATCAGCGCCATGTGCCGCTGAAGGATTAGCCAACATCATGTTAGGAAACGACTGAGACTTTATGTAAGCGCCATCCAAAGCGTCATACCAAACCATTGCGCTGTAACCATCAGCAGACAACGACCGTTGAAACGTTCGCAAAAACCGAGTCCAACGAGGCATCTTTGTAGCCTGAGTCGGCTCCAAATTCCAAAACGCTACCTTGTCACCAAACTGACTATCAAAAACTTGATCCCAAACTTTGCGCAAAGAAACATACATTTCTTTCTGCGCAGATAAAACACTCCCATTAACACGACCAGAATTAGGAGACAACTGATTATCAGTCAGCCTGACAAATTCCGTAAGATTGTCAATCAACAAATCATCAGACGGAATATCTCCACCAAACTTTTGCGGGTCAAGCTTTACTATGTCTCCCTTAGCGTCAACACCACGACCCCATTTACGCCACGCAGCAAACTGCACACGCTCCGCAAATGACATACCCATAAGCTTTTCAAGTATCTGACGATCAGCCCCATAAATATTAGACAAATCCATTTTCACAATATCTTTAGCCCACTTCAACATCCGTGAAGCAGCCAAAGCATTATGAGTAGTTGGATCAGTAACAGCAGGCAAAGCCTCAGACTGTTTAATAAAACGATTAACTATCTCATCAAAAAAATCAGGATCAGCGTCAGCAACCCGAGCAAACATGTCAGCCTGAATAACAGTCACAGGGTAACTTGCCCCACCAGAACTACTTAACCAATCATCAGCCTGAAAATCTTTAGTAGCTTTCATAGGATCAGAAGCATTCTGCATATCAATAATCTTCTGAGCACTAGCAGCTTCAGACTCACCAATACGCAAACCATAAACTTTGATATTCGCAGCACCCTGAGGAATATCAAGCAAAAAACGATGCGTTGGAGTAGAACCCTGATACGTCTGAGGAGCAACAGTTGTATTCAAAAAATCGTAATCGCCCCAACTAAAGTCAGCGTAACCACGATTTGGGCGTTGAATAAGATTCAACAACTGATTGCTGCTTCTGTGATTCAACAACAACTGGCTATCAGCCCCAGCAGCAACAGCCGCATCAATACGATCCTCAGACCAACCACGCACGCTATACGCCTGCTTTAATAAATCTTCAGAACCTTCATCAAAATATTCTTTACCTGCTCCTTGCGCCATTCTCTGTAAGCGCACTTCTAACCAATCAGA